TACGGATCGTCAACAGTTTCCCAAACTAATTCATTATGTTTAAAATACTTTTGACCATCTAATTCAAAAGAGGAACTTACCATCGGTAAAGGTGGAAGTTCATCGTCGATCTGGCGCATTTTTTCTTCATATAACTTTCTTCGAATATCGAAGCTCGTCATATCTCTAAAATAAGCCTGAGCGGATAACCAAGCGAATAAAACCAAGCACATCACAAGGTCATCATGCGAACCTTCTTCGGCAGCATAGTAACCGTTTGATTTCAATACAAAAGTGGAAAGTTCCTCAATTATATTAAAATCTTGAATAAAAAGTTTTTGATTTTCAATCAAATCTTTTAGCGTGTTGCATCCTTGACGTTTAACCTTCTTGGTAGTTTTTATACCAAGTTGTTTGGTTCTACCAAACTGTGAAAGGTTAAACTTACCGTTTGCTTCCTCGCCATGAAACATATTTTCATATTCCAATTCATTATTTATAACATCGGCAATTTGAGCACCGATATCATTATTCTCAACTAGTAAGTACGCTTCATTATAATGTTTAGCCGTTTGTACTATTACATTAGGGAATAATAACGGCGAAATTACGTTACTTTTATACTTTGCGACTACTCTAAATGGTTGGGCAGTTACATCTACAACAACAAAAGCGGAATAGTCTAAACCGACACCTCTAGAAGAGTCTACAGATTGAACATAAAAATGTTCAGGAACGGGTTCTTCGTAAATCTCTAAACCATCAAATAGGCGGCGAACGGGTCTACCGAAAACAAGATTCTTTAACGCACTTGCTGCAATAAGCGTACCTGCACTTCCAAGGAAGGTACATTCCATTTCTTGGAGATACTTTTGCTCACCAAGAACGCGCTTCTGTTCAGACGCCCACTTTTCATCTCTACCTGGAACCTGACGCCAGTTAGCCTCGATAGTTTTAAAGCCGTTAACGCTTTCTTCGGCTTCTCTCCAAATACGGTAGAAGTGATTCATACCATTCGGGGTTGAGGAAATTAATACCTTAGAAGATTTACCAGAAGAAATCGTAGGGTAAACTGAGGTGAAGAACTCATCTGCAACGTTATTTGGAACGAATGCAAATTCGTCGAGGTATAGGAAGTTAATTGAGTAGCCGCGAGCTGCAGACGACGCCGTCGAGTCAGCCAAGATACGGCATTTATTTTCTAATTCAATATCACCTTTATTCCAACCAGCAACGCCCTGTTGTAGCCATAGCGGTAATGATTCGTAGGCGAGTTTGATACGATTTAAAATTTCGCGGGAAGTTTTAGCCTTGTTAGCAAGCAAAGCAATTAATTTATCTTCTTCAAATAAAATATACCAAACGATATATGCTACAACGGTTGTAGTTTTACCAACCTGACGACCCGCTTTCATTACTACGAAACGATTATTTTGAATATCCGCTATCGTTTGTTTTTGAAAAGGATACAAATCAATATTAACAAAACCACGGTCAAGAGTTACGATTTGAACGTAGTTTTGTATAAAGTAAATTGGGTCATTTTTACATCTAATATATTCATCTATCTGTTCCTGCGTCATCGCAATAGGAACGCCAACCTTTTTTAATTTAGGGTTGTTTAGATAAATTTCTCGCTTTTTTAATCTTAAAGAATTATTTAGACTCATGGCTCTTTATATTCTTTAGCAACTCTGCCGTTGAACCTACAAATACTGCTTTATCTACGTTTACCGAAACTTTCTTTTCAGGATTTTCATCCATCGCATGTTTTACTTTTTGTAGAGTAACTAACTTATCAGTTAAGTCTGCAATATTTTTAATTAAGTTTCCCGCAACTTCAAATGCTCTAGGGTGCTGAGATTCGGTAGCAACCTCTAATGCTTTATCAATAGCATCGCTACCCTTTTCTATAAGCCCATAAAGATTTTCTCTAACATATTGAAAATCTCTTTCCGCTTCTTTATTTTCAGCAGGTACGATTGGATGAATAGGGTTCGTAGCCGTTATTTGATTATTGTTGATTGGTTCAACATCAAATATTTCGGCTAGTCCATCATGGGATTTTTGGGGATTCATAGAGTTCTTCTGTATAACCAAAATCAGTATTTACATTTGCTGTTGATGGATTTGGTGTTACTCTTAAATAAACCATCTCAGAATCTACTGGAGAAATATCTAATATCTTTCTCGACGTTCCAGTAAATGTACCAATAACATTTGCATTTGCTGCGAATAAACCTGTAGAGTTCGTAACCTTCAGTATATTAGCAGTTGAATTAAATGATAAAACTTCAGCCGTTGCTTCGGCTCCATGGAGCTGTTTACCTGTATGAATAACCTCTCCAATTCTATATATGCCCGAACCAAAACCAAGATTCAATTCAACTATATCTGTAGATGAATTATTGAATGAATTAATGTAGGTTTTAGCACCACCATTGCTTGAGTTTGATGTATTTTTGGTAATAATTTTGGCTGTATTTACAGGACCAAAGAAATAAGTTTTCATTTTAAATGCTAGAGTCCAAACAATTAAGCGAACACTATCAACATCACCTTCATTAGTAAGGCTTTCTTCAACGCTTTCTAAAATGATTGGAACATCCCTTTTGATATCCATCTCATCAACAAAACGCATTGACAATGTATAGTCTGGATTAAAATATGGAAGAATTTGCTCTATTATTTGCGTACCATCTTCAACGTTACGAACATAAAGATATAACTCAAAGTTTAAATCATATGGCGTAGCAGCATACTGTTTATATACGTTACCGTTACTACCAGGAATACTATGAAAGTTTGTATTAAACGAAGATAGTTTTCTTGTTGAATCGTAAGTTATACCTGTCATTTTAAATGACATTTTAGGTAGGATAATCTGAACGTGTTTTTTTAGGTCAGGATCGCCATACAATCTTGAGATGAAAGTTTCTTTTGAAGCGTAACTTAATGGTACAGTTATTCTACCAAGTTCATTAAAGGTATCTTTTTCATAACGAATTAATTCAATATCTTTAAAAATAGTACCAAATGCAATTACATTTCTTTTAATTGTTCTGTTATAAAAATGTTCATTATTTAACATTATGGTGTACCGAATGGATTAATTTCGCTGAAGTCTAGGATATTATTAGCCTGTACTCTAAGTTCGCTATTATTATCCAGCAAGTCATTTGCATTTTCAAGTAGATTTACATTATTCAAACTATAATTTGCCCCAGAACTATCTCCAAATACTCTTACACCAGAAGTAAACTGACCATAGATGTCCTTCAACTTCAATGTTCTTGTAGGTTTGTCCCACGAAATAACTGTTGCAGTTGCAGATGCTGTAGCAACATTTGAACCCTGATAAACTTTTTCGGTTGCCCTATACGACATAGATGCGTTAGTTGCATCATTGTTCATAATATAGTTATATGCGAATGCTCTATCATCTAGCGCATCACCGATTTCAATTACGCCACTATCAAATAGTTCATCACTGTAACGGAATCTTTCGCAAACTAATTCAAATCCATAAAAATTACTATTACCGAAGGCATAGAAAAAATGTTGTTGGTTAACATTTTTAATTTCAAATAATGCTTGAAAATTAGTTAACCAAAGTAAGTCGCCTTCGCGCGGTCTTTCATATACTGAAGGGACTCGAGCAGCAAATGCTCTTGTAGTCATTATAAAACTAATTTGGTGTTGAATCTCTAAACCAAACTTACTGAATAATTCTTGACCACCAAAATCGTCAACATTTTTAACGTATACTTCTACTGGATATGACTCATCATATTTTTTAGTCGGATCATCACCAAAAATTAAGTCTACTGAAGACTCGGACGTTCTTGGTAAGTAATATGAATCTATGCCCCATTGCTTGATGGTTTCATTTATTAGATCTTCATATAAACGCTGTTCACCTTTTGCAGCGTAGTTGTTAAAGTAGACGTTTGTAGGCATTTATTAACCGACCAAAAATTGAGCTGGTTCTTCGTACATATCTCTTAGCTCGGCTTCTAGTTCTGTTTTTTCTTTAATAGCCTCGTCAAATATTTGTTGACCGTTTAAAACGATACCACCAGGAAGCTGAACTCCAGCAAACTTTTTAAGGTTAGTTCCCCATTGCTCTTTAATTAAGCAAGTAGTATATCTTTTAAGCCAGAGGTCATTCCAAATTTTAGTGTTGTCTTCACCCAAGTAAACGTAGGCTTCAGCAATGAAGTAAATACCTTCTACAAGTTTACGATTCCATGGAGAGTCAATGTATAACTTTGAGCCATGACGATTAAAGCGAATAGGAACTTCACCGATAAACAACATCTCCATTGTTCTCAAGTGCTGATTAGCCAATGAGAAGTAAACATAATCGGCTGAAGTAAAGTCATAAAGTTCGTTTAATCTTAACTGATAAGTTAAATCGAACATATTAAAATTTAATGAGCCGCCCGCACCAACCTGAGTCGCCGAAAGGCTAAAAATTCTATTGATTCCGATTACATTATCAGAAACTGAAACGTAGGTATTCGCAACGTCACCAGCGGTAACTAGATGTTTGATATATGTTCTTTCTACTGCGTCGAAGTGAAACTGACGATAGAGGCTTAGAGCCTCATCCATACGATCTTCAATCTGATCATCGTCCAGATTTAGTTCAATTACAGGGAATCCCAGCTTTCTTAAACAGTATTGTTTTAAAGTAGAACGGCTATTTGGTGTTGCCATTGTGTATTCCTAAAATGGAGGTTTACTATATTTAGGTGAAATTAAATTAACCATTACGAAATTGTGGGACTTTAGAAGTAAACATTACAAAAGTTCCGCTCGCTAAAACTGGAGGTGTGAAAGATGTAACATAATTTATATAAACCGTAAAATAACCACCGTATTTTAATGCGGGATCGTGAGACAAAGTTTGAGTAACTCTCCAAGATTGAGCGGAAGCGAGGGAAATCCAGGTATCGGTAGAACTCCCACTTAAAGTACCAGCCGCTTGCGAGTAATCAGTAAAATTAACACGAATATAATAGTCCGAACTAGTTCCAGTTCCAGTTAACCATGTCCCCGATTGAGGTGATAATAAAGATGGATTACTTCCATAACATTCCCAAGTTCCGTCAGTATTGAATAATAATTCTACATATGGTCCTGGGCCAGTATCTACTAATTCTGCCGAAGTAAATGTTGGTAAATAAGCAGCTCTATCCGTAGTTGGAAAAGAAGAAACAATTGTATGATTGGCTCTAACCATAAAAGTCATAAAAATACCTTTATGCACTGAAACCAGTTAGTAACGAACAATACCATTTTGCGCCACTTCCATTATCTAAATATGTTGCTACGAGCATATCGGATGACTGCTCAGTTAAATTTGGAGTCCCAGTTGTTGCAAAAAATGCCCATCTAAAATCTGCAGGCCAAGTTACAGTAGCACTTTCTTGGGTAAATAATATATTAATTGTTTGACCGAGATAAGGATTATTTAAATTTAACGTAGTTATATTTGCCGAAACTGTTACATAAAATACATTTGATAATGAACAATCAATATCTAATGTATTACCTACAAGAGATGCTGAAACTGGGGTTGTGTATGCGCCACCATCGGATCGAATTGCTGGTGCTCCAGCTAAACCATAAACTATCACAGCTGGCTCGACTGCTGAACCGTGAACTTCTAAAGCAGTTCCGTCATTTGTAGGTAATGGTATTGTAACTTGACCGCTTGAAGATATTGTAACTGGTCTTGCAATAACCTCAAGACCATTATAGTTATCCGTGACTATAATTTGATCGTAGTCACTAATCGGCATTGTTTGCCTCATGTAACCATCTTGCAACTTAGTCCATTGTGTTCCATTGTGGAAAAATTTTGCACCATCGATACCATGGTCAAAAATCCAGCTAGTAGAATTTACTGTATCTTGAACGGTTACAAAATTGGGATCTCTACAATCTGCGGCTGTAAATATTACATATTTTCCAATAGACGAAAGATTATTGGGTAATGCTGGTAGTGTAATTGTAATTGGCGAAGAATTTGCATCAACATCAACAATATACTGTGAGTTTGCCGATGCTGTAAAATTGTTTGTTCTATATTGCCAGGAAGTTGCGTCACCTACGGAAGTTAATTCAACGTTTGCATTGCCGTTAATCCCAGAAGAAACTTTAACAGTAACAGTAGCAGTGTTTACAAAATTAATTCCAGTTGCGGTTACGGTTGAGGTTCCGTTTCTTGAAACAGGAAAATCTGTAATACCGCCACCGCCTCCACCAGAACCAAATGTAATCCAGGCTGTGTTGGTACGACCTTCAAACGTATTTGAAGTTATGTTGTAACGAATAAATCCAAGTTCGGGGGAAGGTCTTTCTGCGGTTGTTCCAATAGGCAAACAAAACGCATCATTAGCCCAACGTGCGTCAATGCTAACGTTTGCATATAAATTAATACCGTCGCCAGGACCATCGCCGATGACAACTCTGTTATTCGCTAAATGAAAACCGCGCTTTAACGCCATTAAATACCCCTATATACCTGTCTATCCTATTTAGGTGAAAAATTATGAAAAATATATTACTTGCTGGCGACTTGATCCAAGACATTTTTATCTACGGAAAGTCTGACAGAATAAATCCAGAAGGACCATTTCCTTTAGTTACTCAAACTTCAACTGAAGAAAAACTCGGCGGCGCGGGTAACGTTTTAAATAACTTAACCTCTTTAGGTATCGAACCAATATTCGTATATCCGAACGAAACTAATATCTCTACAAAAACTAGAGTAGTCGTAGATAATAGAATTATATTTAGATACGACAATGATGTAATTTCTGAAGGATACTTAACCCCAGAAAGTTTTGAGAATTTTAATTTATCTGGAATAGATTACGCAGTTTTTAGCGATTACAATAAAGGTTTTCTCAAAGAAATATCTTCTGTAATTAAATTTTTAAATCAAAAAGGGTGTAAAGTTATCGTAGACCCTAAACAAAATTTTAAAGTTTACCGAGGTGCTTGGTGTATAAAACCTAACCAAAAAGAATTTGAGCAATTTTACGGACCAGTTACTAAAGAAAACCTTAGCAAATTTTCAGCAAGTAATGACCATAAACTTGTAATCGTAACTATGGGCAGTAGCGGTTTCGTATATTATTATGAAGGTAACTATTATGAAATACCTGCAATTACAAATCAAGTTGCAGACGTAACTGGCGCTGGAGATTCTTTTCTAGCCGCATTCGTTTATTGTTTAGCAAAAGACATGACTGTACCAGATGCAATAAAAATTGCAAATATCGGAGCAGGCATTTCAGTACAGCATTTAGGAACATACAATTTAAAACCTTCAGATTTAATTAAAAAGGTCATTTTTACAAATGGATGTTTTGATATTTTACATCGAGGTCATATAGAACTTCTTGAACAATCTAAATCTTATGGAGATTACCTAATAGTTGGATTAAATTCTGACGAAAGTATTAAAAAATTGAAGGGTGAAACTCGACCGATTATAAATCAGGAAAATAGAAAAAGAACTCTTGAATGTTTAAAATTTGTAGATGAGGTAATAATTTTTGACGAAGATACACCATATAATTTGATTAAACAAATAAAACCAGATATAATTACTAAAGGTGGCGACTATAAAATAAATGAAGTTGTAGGAAATGATTTGGCGAGAGTTATAATCATACCCTATATGAATGGATATTCAACGACAGGAATATTGAGCGATGTTATTAAAGCGTAGCGAGTTCGTAGAAAAAGGTTGGGGTCGAGAAGAGATTTGGGCAAGCAATGATCTTTACTGTGGAAAAATTCTTCGGTTTGAAGAAGGCAAAAAATTTTCTATGCACTTTCACGCTAAGAAACATGAAACTTGGTACATCATAGATGGTGAGTTTGAAGTTCAGTGGATTAATACGACTAATGCGAAGTGGGAAGCGCAAGGTTTATTTCCTGGAGACGTTTGGGAAAATGAACCGCTATTTCCACACAAATTAATTTGTTTTAAGGCTGGCTCTATAATTGAAGTTTCAACGCAGGACATGGTCGAAGATAACTATAGAGTTATGCCTGGAGATTCTCAAAAATGATTTACATGATAGATATTGATGGTACTATTTGTAATAGTAGTAATAGTATATACAAAAATTCTTACCCGTACCCAACAAGAATCGAATATGTAAATAGGTTGTATGATGAAGGTCATACTATAATTTATTGGACGGCAAGAGGCGCGACTACAGGATTAGATTGGAGTGAATTAACTAAAACTCAATTAGATTCTTGGGGCTGCAAATATCACGAACTAAGAATGGGCAAACCGATGTATGACGTTTGGGTAGATGATAAGGCTATTAACGA